TTAATTCTTCTTCAGTAAGGTTCTCAATATTCATATTCCCATCTTAACTTTTTTATAGAATGAACCTTCGGTTGCCATTCTCTGTTTTTTCTTGTTGTCCAACCTTTACCTTCAGGAAAGGCTTGAGTTATGTTTACAATTTTAAAACCTGCAGCTTTTAAACTTATACCAGATTCTGTTTCAAGAGTATAAGTTATTATTTTGGTTCCACCCATTTCTTTCCAGATTCTAGCACAAGCACCATATAAAAAACTATTAATATTTTTGGTACCATCAGTGCAAGTTCTTACAATCTCACCAACATAACCATCATCAAGTTTTCTTGCTACTGGTCTACCAACAATTGCAACACCAACTAATTTATTATTCACTAACGCACCAATACAAAATTTACACCCCCGTACTTGTTTAGAGTGTCTATGTTTTTCCCTGACAAATGCGTTTGCTTCTCTTAGGGTGCAAGGTTTTATTTTCATACCGTTTGGGGTCCTACTATATTTGTATATCCTACTTTGTAAACCCTTTCGCCTCGCAAAACCCTACGCCTGAACGCGAACAGCTTGGTAAAATTTTAAAAAGCAGGTTGTTGGAAAAGTTGAGCCTTCTATAGCGCAGATACACCAATGGCGCAGTCGCGCCATTGGTTTGTTTATTATTATTCTATTGTGTGTAGTGCTTGAACGAGTGTGCTAAATTTCTTTAGTACATTTTCTTTGAACTCATCAACGATTGGATTGCCAACGTTTTCAAGTATATGTTTTTCACATTCGCCCATTAACAGTTGGAACATGATTTCATAATTGAGTTGTTTCTTTTGTCCATTCTCAATAACCATGTCAGCAAGTGTAGTAGGCGATTTCTCGCCTACTCTTTCAGCTAATACTTTAGCTATATTAATTAAATCACTATTGGGCATTTGATACCTCGCCAATAGCTTTATACTCACAATAAGCAATTTGCTTTTGGTGTGCATTCCATAAATCTAAATGTGCTAATTTAAATTTATCTTTGTCAAAAGATTTTCTAACTCTGTTAATCTTTTGTAATCCAAAACTATTTCCATGTTCGTCTTGAACAATAATTAAGTTTTGGTTTGTTCTCTCAAATAGATTAACAATGTGTTCTTTCATACTATCTAACTCTTTGTTAAGTCTATTTGCTTTCAGTTTTAATGAAGCATAAGCTAGGACTACTTTTTTTTCGTCTTGCT